AAGGTCTACAAGTATTCAACGGTAGAAACGGTGCAATCAAACCATTACTTCAATGGGCATTTGATGAGAATATTAACTCAACATTACCCGAAGGTAAAACACCTTATGGAAGTAACGCTGCACCAGCAAGTGACCTTACAGAAACAAGTCTTAGGTTTGAACATAAACAATTCAAATACTTTGTAACTGAACAAGTGCCTTCCAGTAAAAGGGAAGCATTATGGATTGGATTACTAGAAGGCATCCCTAAAGAAGAAGCAGAAATGTTAGACCTTATTAAGGATGGAGTCTGGGCATTCCCAAATATTACTAAGGAAATTGCAAAAGAAGCCTTTCCCGAGATTAACTGTTAACTAAATAATAATGCAGACCGAGACTATACATATTAAAAAGGGAAGTTAAATTTAACTTCAGTAAACAACTTTCTAGTCTAGTTCTGCTCCATGGAGTAAATTAAATTATGGCAACAAATGAAAATCAAACTGTATCTCAGTTTGCACAAGACGTACCCGAACCAACTGAATTGGAAAGAATCCAAAAGAGGATTGCTGATTTTAAAATCGGGTTTACCATCAACAGTGCTGGCGTAGTCAATGCACTTGTTCAATCACATCTTAAAAGTGGAAACGTTACCCAAGGTGAATTAATTCCTCTTGATGCAGTTACTAAAGAGTACGCTGCTGGTCAAGAAGAATATCAACTAATGGTACAGAACGCACAACGTAGAGCAGAAGAATTAATCGCTGCAGACAATCTTGCAAAACAAGAACTCTTTATGGAACGTCAAAGAGAACAAGACGATAGATTAAGTTCTGAAAGAATTAAAAGAAAAGAGTCTGACTTGAAGATTGCACAGTTAGAAGCAGTACTTGCTTCTCATGGAATCAACATGGACTTAAACAACGATGGAGTCATCGGAGTTAAACAGGGTGAATTAAACTCTGAAGGATTCGTACAGTTGTCAGCAGAAGAGATTGGTGTCCTTGCAAAACAACATGGATACGAACTTCCTACTCCACCCCCACAAACACCTCTTGCACCTAAGAAGACTGCTACAGGAGCATTCGGACTTGCACGTGCAATGAATCCAGCTCCCGAAGGTGTAGAAGAAGAACCTTACATACCGTTGGATACACCACAGTCTCATACTAAAGTAGTTACGACTCCACCAGTTGAAACACAGGAAACTATTCAACCAGCAGAAGAAGTATTTGATTCTCCAGCAGTAGAGACTCCAATATTCACACCAAGTGGAACTACAACAGAATCCTTCTTGGATGAAGTTGATAGAGTAGAAGAAGTCACAGAAGCTTTGAGTGAATCAGAAACAATGCAGGCTGACTTAGAACCTATTTCTACAGACGAAGCTTTCAATGACAAGATAGAAGAAACAAAACAATCATTCCAAGAATGGGTTGATGCAAATGATAATGTTACTGAAACCACAGTTGAAGAAGATACAGGTTTCGAAGTATCAGATGAAGTAGAACCATTAGGTTCAGAGTTTCAAGTACAGGAAGACGATACTAAAACAGAATCATCTCTTGCAAAACCAGTAATCACTGGTGGTAATTTTAAACCTAGAGCAGAAACTTTATCTACAGGACAGTCAATAGAAGCATCAGTAGAAAAAGTAATACCTACTTACGACAGTGAAGAAGAATTACTTGCAGCTGCACAAGCAAGAATTGATGCACAAACAGATGTTGAAGAAGAAGAGTCTTATGACGAGATTACAATTCCATCAAGTGCAGAACTAGATGCAATGACCAAAACTGGTATTAAGAAAGCAGCTGAAGGATTGGATTTTACAATCAGCACTTCAGATACAAAAGCACAAATGATTGAGTCATTCCAAGACCAAACAGATGAGTTAATCCAATCATTGCAAGATGACGGTTCATTTGTTTCAGCAGTAGACAGCGATGGAGATAAAGATAATGACGATGATACTGTGCGAGACGGTGGATACTTCTAAGATATCAGAAGTATTACCCCTCGATTTAAACAAAGTAAGTCCAAGATACGAAGAACGTTTTCAAGATATAGAAGATGACGTTCTTCGTTTTAATTTCCCTACCGAATACACAATTCGTTTAGGTATCCAATACGATACCCCATTCGTTAATCTTTATCTAGAAGACAACGAGCTGATTTTCTCAGCACACGATTTAAACAAAGACGGATTACATGTTAGACCATATCTTTACAATAGGCATGGTGACCCAAGAAGCTGTAAAATTGATGAACATAAATCATCACAGTTTTTTATCATTCCCAAATACTTTACAGAAGGAGAGTTTAACATTGGCGACTCAATCGAGTTTTCTTACCACGAACAGATTTTGGATGAACAAGAACGACACATTAGGTGCAGGCGTGTCGATACGTAACATTCCTATTCAGGCAGTAGACCAATACGACTTTCTAGAACATCGTAGAGAACAGGAAGAGAAACATTGGAGTCGACAAGACCAAGACCAACTGAATGAACTCAGTTCTATTCTTACAGTCGAAGTTAACACTACAGAGTTATGCAACAGGACATGTTCATTTTGTCCACGTGCAAATCCCGAAGTGTTTCCAAATAGAAATTTACATATGACACCCAAGGCTGCAAAGACCATTGGAGATGAATTACATAAGAATGGATTTAGAGGGAAGATATCTTTAAGTGGATACGGAGAGAATCTACTTAACCCAAGGTTCAGAGAAATTGTTCATACCTTTAGGTCAGCAGTTCCTTATGCAACAATAGAATGCAACACGAACGGAGATAAACTCACTAGAGAATATGCAGAAGAGTTATTCGAATTTAGTGGATTGGATTTACTCTACATCAATCTATATGATGGTATCGAACAGATGGAACACTTCGATAAGATAATGAAAACAATTCCCGAAACGAAATACAAGTATCGTATGCATTGGGGTGACATGGCAAATCATGGATTGATACTGAACAATAGAAGCGGTGTAATGGATTGGGTAGGAATTGAGGAGAGTACAATTGAAGCATTACAAGGTAAGCCGTGTCATTATCCTTTTTATAAAATGTTTGTTGATTGGAATGGTGATGTTTTATTCTGTTCCAATGACTGGGGTAGAGAACATGTTGTAGGCAACCTGTTATCAGAGACCCTACATAATGTATGGTTCTCTAAACCTATGAATAAAATTAGAAAGAAATTAATGAAGGGTGACAGGTCTATGTCCCCTTGTAACAAGTGTAGTGTCGATGGGAGTTTATTTGGTAAACAATCATTTGACATAGTGAAGGAATATTATGAAAGTAGCAATAACAGGAAGTAGTGGTCTTGCAAAGAACATTAAAGATACACTAGAGACAACACCGTATCAAGGTGATACCATTAAAGTATCAACACCACGAATAGATGATATCACTATGAATGATACTGATTGGTTCGGATTTGATTATGATAATCCTAATCATGTTGATGTATTAATTAACTTTGCACATAGGGGTTTTGACCAAACTAAAATATTAGAAATAGCTCATCGTGCATGGAAAAATGATAAGACCAAATACATTATCAACTTTTCATCTCGTGCAGCCCAACCAAATATCTCTAAGGGACATAAGTATGCAGCTGAGAAAGCCTCTCTAAATCATTTAAGTAATAACCTTACGTACAACTCAGATAGGAAATACAAACTCACTACAATCAACCTAGGCCTGCTTAATCATGATGACTTACCCAGTCTTTCATGGCAAGATGTCAGTGGATTAATCTACAAACTGATAACAAGTTTTCCCGAGATAGAGATTCCCGAGTTGACCATACAAGCACATGCAAACTATAGAGATGTACAGAGTGACAAACAGACATGTAAAGATATGGAAACTTTTTACCATCTTCATAACGATACGTTATAAATACTACTATGACAGACTATAACGATTTCGGATTTACAGCGATGGATGCAGATGAACTTGCAGCCATTGATACTAAGATTATTGAGAAGACTACTACTGCAACGGAAGTAATCAACAAACTTGATAATTTTGTAAGACCCCTACTTGAGAATCTTGCAAAGGATTCAGACAAGGACTATATCTATTGGCCTAATAGAGTAGACATTATAAACGCCAAATTAAAAGAATTAGACGACATACAAAAAAGTCTATAAAGGGCCTATACAGCACCCCTAGCTTTTTGTTATACTGGACTCCAATAAAGAAATAAACAAAGGAGTTTATAATGGAAAACAGTATTTACACATCACCCGAATCTCAAATGAAGATTGTAAAACTTGGACGTGAAATTATCACGGCATGTGAAATGGGAGAACTACACGCTGGGAATGATGAAGATTCTCTAAGACTATGGAATGCAGCGGTCACTGCTGGAAACAAGATGACCACAATAGGATTAACCTATTCTAGGTTCAATGGAATATCCGACTTAACTAAAACTGAACAGACAGCCGTGCAAGAATTTCTAATTGCAAAAGAGGCCTTGACAGCAGCCTAAGCTTTTTGGTATACTATGTATATAATGAAAAATCAAGGAGACAATATGAAACTTTCAGAACTAGTAAACGAGGTTAACCAAGAGCAAGAACTCTTACAACTTTGTGATAAACTGTGTGACGATTTATTAATCGAACACTTAAAACAGTATCCAACACTAACGGATTACTCTTACGAGTATAAAGTGTCTAGGAAGTATATTAAGATTATCACTAATAGTGGAAGTCAACGTTCAGTTTGGGGTTTC